TTCACCGGTCGTTGCACCGCTGATGCCAATCGTTGACTGACCCTGCGTCGCAACAGTCGTCGTTACAGTGTAAGACGCTGAAGTATTACGCGAGCCAGTCGTGAACTGACGGATCGACTGCGTCATGTTCAGCTCGTCGTAGCCAAGGATACCTTCGCCCATCAAGCCGTTTTTGAACTGCTTGCTGATGGTATCAACTGGATTAAACAAGCCTTTCATGCCTTCGATCAGACCAGCGTTAGCGGCTGGGTTGACGGCGACATAACGCTGAGACATTGGCGTAGCGAACTCGTTCAGCTTCTGGTTGCCCTGAAGAAGAACAAGCGACGTAGCAGGCGTCGTGCCCGGCGTGCCAACAGAGTTATAGATCTGCTGATAAGCGTTAGCGACGTCAGCGTCGATGCTGGAAGCAAGCTGAGAAATACGTGGCTTAAGCACGCGTTCAGCAAAGTCGTCCAACTGCATGGTCAGTTCGGCAGACGTAAAGTTCACGCCAATGTGTTTCTGTGAAGAAACAGTCAAAGTCGTGTATTGCTCGTTGTCGTCCTGAACCTGGAGCGCAGCGCCATCCGTAACCAAAGCGCGGTCAGGAAGACGGATGCGGAGGGTTGAGCCGATCTTAGCGCCTTCGACAGCGAAAGAATCGTCATACTGGCGGTTGACAGTGCGAGTGATTACAAGATTATTCTCCAGAATTTCCAGAGCCTTTCTTGTAATCATATCAATTGTTAAGAGTGAATTGCTCATTTTATGTCACCTATCTGCGACGTTGAGCCTCCAGCTTCCTAAGTTGCCTCTGTCTATCCGCTTCAATCCACTCAGATGTAGACATTGATTTCATCGACCGAGGGTCAGTTGTATCATATGTCGGGCCACCAGACGAACGCGGAGCAACAGGAGCAATAGGGGCCGGGGCAGATGAAGTTCTCTTGACCGGCGGATCTGAAGCTAACTTAGCCTCAAGTTTACCGATCTCCCGTGCCTGCAAGACAGGCGGCAATCTGGAAATCCGATGGGCTTCTTTTGGGTTAGACCCAAGGTGATAAATCACATCGGGGCCAATATCAGAAGCCTGTATGGCTTGAGCCATCACATCCGTCACAGGAAGATTCGGGTTATACGCGACTTGTTCAAAGTCGTCATACTTAGACCGAGCGTCTTCCTCACGGTCGTGATAAGCGTCAAGTAGAGCTGCCTGCTGCTTTGCGGCCTCACGTTGTGCCAGCATCTCTTGAGCCTTACGCTCGGCCAATGCTTCTGCATAGACCTGTGCGTTCTCAAAATCATCTGGCGCAGGTGGAGGTGCGACCGGCTGTCTAGCCTGTTGCTCCGCAAACCGTTGGGCCTGCTCTCTTTCCCATTTGCGCTGTTCTCTTGCAAGGCGTTTTCCAACAATAGCGTCCAACTCTTCTTGAGAGAACGATTTTGTGGTTTGTTCCTCCGGCGTCGTATCAGCGGGTGCAGGTGCTGCCGTAGCTTCCTGTTCCGGCGCGGGGCTGATCTCCGCTACAGCCTGTTCGTCTTCCATCTTCACCTAGCTTTCCGGCCAGTCGGTTAATTAAACTTACTCTTCTGTTGACTTTCCGTCAACAAGACCTTTAGCAACTTCTTGAATCTTGACTGCTAAAGGTAGCGCTTCATTTGCTACAGCCAAACCGCCAGCTTTAGTCGCCAAGTCAAGCATCTGCAAAAGTTTATTCAATTCTTCAACCGTAAACATTAATTACTCCTATTCTGCGCCCCAAGGCAGCGGTGGTCGAATTACGGGAGGATTTATTTGGTCTTCAATTTGTTTGTCTAGTGAAGCTTTCTGTGCTTCGAGTGTTTCTTCGCCAAACGCAGCTTCCAACCAGCCGATAACCTGTGCTTCAGTCAGATCAGCATAGGCTGTAAATGGAGCGGCTGGATCTAGGGTTACGGATTGACTTCCATATATGTCAGCGGTGTGCGTTCCGTCTGTCGCTTGTCTGCGCCAGTGAACGGTGAACACAACGTCCGTGTGGTTGTCATGTTCTGGATAGCACTCTAGTTGCGAGATTATCCAAGTATATTGATTAGCCATATTATGCTCCTGCCATAATTACCCAGTTAGTTCCGTCAGATTGAAGCATTGCCCAAGAGCCTGCCGTTGCAGAAAGAATTGCCGTTCCTGCTGTTGCACTTGTTCGTGGGGCAACATTCGATGATGCGGAAACTACTGTTTGAGCGGCGATTGTTTTCACATAAAGTATTCTGCCGGGGTAGTTTGCTGGTGCTTGTAGTGTCAGCGTAATTGAACCAGAGCCATTAAAGATTAGTGAACTATCTGTCCCCGTCATTGAATAGGAGGATGTCTTTGTTGTTGGCGCGTTAAGAGATACAGGGCCAGCGACGGTTAGTAACGCGCAAGCAGTCGTCGTCCCAACCAGCAGGTTTCCGCTGCTGTCGATGCGGGCTGCACTTGCGGGTGCCGCTCCGTCAACCAGAAATGCGTCAGTGCTACCAGCAGTTCCTGCGCCTTTAACGCGGAAGGTGCCGTCACTGGAGATGCGGAGACGTTCTCCATTTACGCCGCCAAAAACATAACCATTAGCGCCAGATTGATTACCATAGAAATAAAACAGCCCATCAGAACCACTACGCCCCATATCGTAGTAATAGCTGTCGCTAAACCCAAGCCGCAGTTGGTAGCTATCTGACGTACTGTAAACTTGAAGCAGACGAGTAGGGGTAGTAACACCTATACCCAACCGCCCACTAGCATCCAGCGTCATCGCCTGAGTGAAGGAGATAGCTGTGTTTGCGGTGCCGGATGGAGCTATAAACCACTTATGGATACCAGCTTCTTGCGCATAATAACTAGCTAGTGATGTATTTTTATATAACCATTGCGTAGTGTAATAAGCGTTGGACGATAGCCAAGTTGCCGTAGCGGAATTTGCATTAGTAAGAGCAGTTCCAAAGCCAATGTCCAGCGTTCGTATGCTAGAACCCCAAGCACTCGGCGTTACGCCTAAGCCGAGGTTGCTTCCATCAGAATACAAATTGCTAAAACTAAATGCACTTGAACTACTAGCATACGGTATATACCCAGACGTTAACGTCGATAGCCCTGTGCCGCCAGATCCGACAGCCAGAGGCGTCGTGGTCAGCGTCAGGCTGGCGGCAGAGACTGCGCGCCCTGCGGTCAGGTTAGCGACCGTAACTTGGTCTGTCGTGCCACCTTGAACAATCGGAAGAATCTCCGTGCCAGTAAGTGGAGTCGTGGCAGACGGAAGCGCGGAGATCTTTACATCGGTCATTTAATCAGTCCTTAGAAGGATGATACTTTATCTTGGAAAGCCTTAATGCGCGCTTCTAAAGCCGCGCGGTCGTTAGCAAGTTTGGCCGCCAAATCAGCCAAAGCATCTTCGCGGTCGCTAACGCTATTTTCACGCTGAGAAACAGCATTTTCAGCCGTTTTAAGAGCGGCATTTCGAGCTTGTGATGTAGCTTCAAAAGCAGTCTCGCGCTGAGAAATAACCTTCTCGCGAATGTCCAAATCAGCTTTTAACTTGTCTGCATCAGCCTGTTTAGCTTGTGCGGAAGCTATAATATCCGCTGCCTGCGCTTGTGCGTCAGCTAACTCAGTCTTAGCTTTTTCACGATCAGCAATAGCGTCTTGAGCTGCGCTTAATGCACCCTGGCGGACCGCCAGTTCATCTTTAAGCGCCGCCATTTTGGCGAGATCTTGAGGAAACTGTTTGGTAAAGTAGTCAACATAGTCAACTGACGGATTGTCATTAGAGATGTTCATAACAGCCTCAAACGTAATAGCTGACGTTGACGATAGCACCGGCAGTCTGTGCAATAAATTGAATCTTGGATAGATCCCCGTCATATTGAAGTGTGACACCTGCGGCTAAAGGCATACCTACCGTAGTCGTAGGAGCCGTTCCATCATCGCGCCAACGAATAGCTTGTGCTTCGGCGGTTATAAGGGCAAAATTAGCCTTTACGTTCAGCCCAGAAACAGGGTCTTTAATCGGAACGGTCAAATTTACCGCAGAGCTGGTAGAAGTGATCTGCTGATACCCCAAGCATGAGGTAATAGCTTTAATATTAGTAGCCACTCACATTCTCCTTCGTTCCGTGAACGACCGAAGTTCTATAGGATATTGAATACCCGAAGTCCACGTAATGTTAGCACTGTTGCCAGAAATTGTATAGCTTCCATTTAATGCAAGAAAAACACGGCCATATACCAGTGTTGCTGCTTGCCCAGTGATTGCATATACCCCACTATTTGCAGATATAAGTTTACTTTTAAGTAGCGTAGCGTTTTGACCTGTTACCGCATATGTGCCATAACTTGCTGTTACGAGCTTACTTTTGCGTATCGTAGCAGTCTGCCCCGTGACCGCATAAGACCCATAACTTGGCGTCAAAACACGTCCTTTAACGAACGTAATTGACTGTCCTGCAACCGCGTATGTTCCGTAAGACGCAGATAAAGCCTTACTTTTCAATAAGGTAGCATTTTGCCCTGTGACAGCATATGAGCCATTAGTTGCTGTTACAAGATATTGAACAACAGCTATAATATAAAGACCGGATTCCGTGGTGATAAAGCTACCATTTTCCGCTAAAAGTAGCCGATTATCTGACATTATGTTGCCTGGAAGACGCCATTCGTAGCATCAAGCGTTACAGTAACAGTTTCTCCAGCCGCAACAGTCTGACTTGACCCATAATCCCAATAGGCGACATTTGTGCTTGTTGTCGTATCTACAAGAACTGCATATTGAAACGAAAAACCAGCGCCTGTCGCTGTCCATGTAGATGGACTTGCTAAAACCAGCTTATACGTGCCGCCAGTCTGGGCATGAGACGACACGGTCGCGGCATTACCGCCTGTCGTATAGCCGTTGCCATTAGCAACTTCCGTGATTGTGCCTGCCGCAGCGTTTACCGCCGTAGCAAGTTTAATAGCCCACGAATCAGTGCCTGAATTGATGTTTTCAAGCAGATTTGCAATGGCTGGCTGGAACTTATTATATGTTGCTGTCGGCATGGTTTAGGCCAAAAATTTGAGTTTATAGAGAGTAGATAGATATAACGCGATAATTTCGTCGATAATGTTTTGAAGGGCTGTATCTGACTCGTCACAGACCTTAAAACGGTTATCTTCGATGTCTTTTAGCGAATCTTCCAAAAACTCTACCACATTTGTGGTCTTTTTGGCAGACATTAATGAAATCGGGCCAATTAGACCATGTCGACCTTGATAGGCTTCCGCAAAATCATCCGCGCGGTCAATAATCTTATCATAAAACTTGTTTAACGCCTTATGTTTTGCAT